TCTCATGTACAGTTTGGTCATTTTTTATACGCATGTGACTTAAAATCACCGTACCAAACCACATTTGCAGCTTTCACAAATTTAGTTCCGAAAACAACCGGAATAGCCCTCCCAACTTCTGCTGTAGGAACATTCATATCATCCAATGTTGCTGATTTGCCTTCGTCTGCTTCGGGGGTCATTAAAAATGAAATGGCCATACAAATAATAAAGACAATCAACTTGATAACAAACATCACCCAACCTTTTTGCACCACCAAATCTTCTATTGGGGTATTTAATATTTGTTCAGGTGGTACATAGTTAGAAATAAGGTCAAAGGCAACCCAGCCCCCAAGAACAATACCAGCAAAAACCCACATCCCCCATTTTTTAATCCATCTTTTCATATGAACTCCTTATGCTATTGAGAAACCACTATAGGGATTCGCCCCCGGCATCCAAGGAAACCCCCCAAAATTAATACCGTTATTAAATTTATTTATACAGGTGGATCGTATAAAATCACAACCAGGATAAATCGTTAATAAATCACCAACCGCAAGCTCTGGATTTAGTAAAACAGTCATCTCATCGCCATTATGGATGGATATAAAATACCTTTGTAAAGAATTACTGACAATCATACCCCCATTAAACCAACCAGCCGCAACACCCACCATATTACTCACTGTAATTACATTCCCAGATACATCAGTTATTTCGACAAACCGGGCGAATGCCGCCCTGGAAACATTACAACCTTGTTCATACAAAACATGCCGACAAGTTACTTCATACATTTTCCGTAACCCAGGGCGTTTCATTGATGTGAATATGGGCTCACATTCTATTGTTATTGTATTTTTGCTAACTCGCCCACCAATTATTCTGCCAGACCAAAAATTAACAAACTCCCCAGTGCCAAAACCTCGTTTAACAGTTACATCCGTCATTTGCACAGAAGGATACTTTACATAATACAAAGCAAATGATGAGCTCAATGGGAAAGTAAATTCTAAAGTGTTCTGAAATATGTTTTCTGTTTGTTTTGTTTTCCCTCTTTTAATTGAAGTTGAAGAAACATAAGTTAAACCTTCGTAAGTAATATCATACGCCACACTGCAATAACGCCATGTATTGGCCCCCCTTGTAAAAGTATATAATTCCACAAAAGCGGCGTCCTGAACTGACTTAGCAAGTGTTAAATAACTCATACAGGCACCCCCATAACTGGTATTTTTGTAGTACAATATGGGAAGTTTTCATAATTGAGTACAATGGTATCAGAATCAAACCGCATTTTCTTCATAAAACAAATCCTTTCTATTTCATTCAAGTCAATATCGTACGGTAAAATATTTTCCAAAGATAAAACTTCATTATTTTCGTCAACAAAAGTTCCGGAGGTAACTGTATTAAATAAAATAACACCATTGGTTAATATGATTGCAATGTATGAAGTTTCTCTATATAAATTATAATTTATATTTTGACATTTAATAGTTTGTGCAGAGGTAACAATTTGTTCGGTTGCCTCAATATCCTTACTCCAACTTAAAACCCAGAAACTTTTCTGCTTTCCATATCTCCCGTAAAACCACACTTTATTATTCCATCTTTCAATTGCTGTTCTGCCTGTAAAGGAAATTTGTTGTGTATAATCAGGAGAGTCATATTGTTTCTCTATTTGCACAATACCTGCGCCATTATCAAAAAAATCTAACCCGTATTTTATTTGCTCAGTAAATTCATTTACAATAACTTGTTTTGATGTGATTACGTCAGCACTTAAATACTGAGGGTAATCAAGACCGTCTCCAACGGGGGTATCAATTAAATTATCATTAACAATTAAAAATTGAGAAATAGCTTCTATATTTATGTGATCTAACCGTTTAAATTTTGTCCCCTGAGTTGCAATACCTTTTTTAAGGGGCATTACTCGTGCATTTACAAAGGCATTGGTAGGGTAACCAAAAGAAATTGAAGCAGAATCAACTGCAGTTATTTCTAATGTTTGATTGTTTGTGTCAGATTCCCATATATGGACCATTCCACCTACATAATATTCGTATGGGGTAGTATCAAAGGTTAAGCTATACAAATTACTTGAAATCGCTCCATATAGGTAAAATTCAGGCCATATCGGGACACCAAAGGTATTAGCGTTCCACTTAATAGCTGCATTTTTCATTTTACTATATTCTTGCGCATTTAAAATATATGTGTATTTCAATATTGTTCTTGGTCGGGTTCTAATTGCTATTCTTTGTTCTGCATCCCAAGCCCGTATAACATCTGTGCTCCATTCCATTGTTTCTGAAATTTGTTTTACTTTTGGTCTATTCATCCAAACCAAAAGCCTCTGACCTGTAATGGCTAATACGGGTATTTCTGTTGAAAAAACAAACCCGTATTTCGCATCGATAATAACAGGCCCTGATAAATTAATTTCTAAATCGTATTCTCTTTCTTGATGAGGGTTGAAAGTGACAGGTGGAGTTACCCCTGAAGTTATGCCCCCAACACCGGAAGAAGTGATTGCTGATAATGTTTTGATTGTGGTTAAATAAGCATTCCAAATGTAAAAAGTTTCTGTCACACTATCAACAAGAGTCCCAACATCAATTGCGTTTGGTGTTATTACAATCCTGTTGTAATACTGCTCAAACCAACCTTCAAGAAAATGTACATCTAATACCCGTTTAGCAGGCACAACGACATTCCCAACATAGGTATATTCACCACCAATCAATTTGAAATCAGATTCTTCAACAGCTCTTACATCTCCGGGGGGTTGTTCAATAGTGAGTTCATTATTAAACAAACCACTGTATCCTTCGTAATAAGCAACTTCCACATATTTTGCAGTTAAAACGGCCATAATATTTCCTTTAAGGTGTTTTTCTTACTGCAAAAGCAGTTGTTCCAGAATGACAATTATTGTTTGCTGTGGTTCCATCCGGGGTTGTTAAATTCTTCTTAACAATAGGGGCTACAAACCAATCATCAGAACCTAAAGATAAAACAGAACCGTCTTCCAAATATGTATTCCGTAACCATCTGAAATGTGGTAATTCGGCCACGTAAGACCAAAAAGAACTTGCACGTAATGCTACAATTTGTGTCCGGATTAACACAGCTTCATTATTCCAGGTATTTGGTTGCTGCCGTAACATTGTACCAACTGAAATGTACCCCCTAACATGGTAATTATACTGCTCATTTCCCCACCAATCCTGGGAATCAAACGCCAAATGAATGTAAGAAGTCGGGCCATGATATCCATAATGGTAAAAACAAGGGTTATTAACAGCATATCCACTTCCACTAGTAACTTGAAATCCAGAAGAACTAGCCGCCGCTGTTGCAGTATAACCCATATCACTACCCCAACAATATATACCAGTACCACTTACCCCAAGTACGGTACTCTGACCAAAACCAATCCATTTCCAATATAAACTACTGTAATTTATTGCTACCACAATTTCATCAGGCACTGTATTAATAAATATATGGTAAGTTACAGGGTATGCCAATGGTACATACCCATAAAGTTCTTGCACATCACCCCTAATTCCGACAATTGTTGCAGAGGCGTCTGTTAATGATCCAGCACTTTGCCCAGTACCAACTTGTAAACCAACTCCAGCCAAACCACTACGAGGACTCCACTCACTCAATTGGGCATTAACATTTCCTTTGGTTAATATTGTTCCTGTATTCAAAACCCAACTTTTAGCAACTGCTGCATTTGTGATTGCTGTTATTAGATCTGCTGAGCTTGTTGCTGTCCCTGTATAATAAGCCATATTTACTCCTTTAAACTAATTTTAGGGCAATATAATTATCAAACCCTGTTCGGTATACATCTTGTATGACCACATAAGTATCACCGTCAATTACCAATGTATTTTCAACCACATTATCAAAACCGGTAATGTGGTATATTCCATCAAGTTCGCCATAAATATTTTTTGCAGTATCATAAATATATATAGGTAATACGGCATAAGTTCCTTCAGCAGGTCTACCCGTAGATGTAAATGGCCTGTAACAAAGGCTATTATGCCAATTCCCATCGTTCTTATGAATTGCAAATTGATTGCAACCACCTCTCCACCCCATATAGTGATATATATCACTATATCTAGTTGCTGGAGCACCCACTAAAGTTGCACAATTAAAAAGAGGTTGTGGGTATTGACTTGGTGGGGCAAATGGTAAAAAGTTACCTGCTCCAAAATGTTCATAGACAGGCGTTCCCACTTTCAAACCACCATTTATTCTTGCAGCGTTAACCGATAACCAATAATCAATTGCTAAATTATGACAACAAAAACTATTATAAACAATTCCAGGCTGATTTTCCCAAGTATTCCCAGACGTATATCCTTTCATGGTTCCTACCGAAATATTGTAATAATCACTTGATACTGATTGATAGCAATAAAAACCAATATAAATTGATTCAGTCCCACCATACCCATCAAGCATAATAATTAACTCATGATTATCTGTACTTGTATCATACCTTTGGGTTACCCCACCAGCAGCTTCCAATACCGTTTTTAAGTAGTTTAAAAGATTATAATGGGCAGTCTGTTCAATTGAAATTGTATCAGCGTCTGAGGCATCAGGGTTACTGTCATCTGACATCCTAATATAAAGAGTATCTTTACCAACCCCATCAATATCACCAATTCCATATTCTCCTAAAGCTAAAGAAGAAACATCACTGGCTTCAACCATACTGGAACTACCTTCTAAAACATCAGAAAATGTTGTAGCTGGAAATTCTTTATTGTAGTAATAAATGTCAAGACCACTACTACTGTCACCCGAATTACCTGACT